CCACAGGTGCCAACCGTACTTTTGCAGGCCGAGGCAAAGACGCCACAGTGGACTTTGCCAAAGACGTTGCTGGTGCAGTGAATGGTGTGCTCAAGAGCATACAAGATTCAGTTCCTGTACAAGCAGTTGATACAGCCTGGGATCAGGCCACCGATGCCATGGCCAATATGACCGGTGGACAAAAAGGTGCGATAATGACTGCAATCAACAAGTATCGCAATCTTGCAAAACAGTATCCCAAGACCGCAGGCTTTGCCAAGGCTGCCTTGGTGGCTGTTGCCGGTCTTGCCACAGGCGGTGCAGGGTTGCCTGCTATTGCTGGCCTGACCTATGCCCTGGACTCAGCCATCAAAGGCGACAAGTTATCTAGTGTTATTGGCAAAGGTGCTGGCACAGCCGCATTGGCAGCCGCAGGCCAAGGCATCTTTGGTGGTGCCACACAAACAGGTCCTGCTGATACCAATGCATTTACCAACGTTAACAACATGGGTGACCATACCGGTGAGTATGTGAACATGCCCGATGGTTCAGATGCAGTAAGTCCATTAGTTGCACCGCCACCAGAACTTGCAGCCTATACTGTGCAACAGGGTGACACTCTAAGTCAGATTGCTGAACGTTTTAATACCACAGTAGAAGAACTTGTTGGGCTGAATCCACAACTGGCTGCCGCAAGTGGTGCCACAGGTGGCCAAGGACTAAATCCTGATGTTATCTTTCCTGGACAACAAATTACATTGCCACCAGCAACACCTGGTGCAGATGTCTATGCTGGTGCAGTTGGTACCAATGCCAACACCATGGCTGACATTGCTCAAGGACAGGTTCCCAACAGCGCAATCACACAAGGTATGGCTGCTAGAAATGCAGTGAAAGAATCCATCAAATACCGTGCAAGAATTTTACCCGCTGACAAGTTGATTGATCAAAAGGCCACGGTACTGAATTGGGCCTTGAGCGAAAGCGTTGGTCGTAAGAGTAAGAGTGTTAATCTAACTACATTAGGCACGTACACAGTGTTTGAAAACATTGATCGTTATCGTCTGGCTCTGCTTGAAGCAACACAACCTGGCCGTCCAGAACTGCCAGATCAATATGCTCCTGCCATGCCCGGTGGCGCAGGTGTACCGTCCAAGCCCGGCATGATTGGTCGTGGCCTCAACTGGTTGGATAGCAAAGTTAAAAAAGTAGGCGGTGCTCTCAGCAATTTTGGACATCAGTTTACCACCAACGTCACAAAAGAAAAACTCAAGATGAACTGGCACCAGGCCGGCAAGCCTAGTGACTCAGATCAATTGGCCGCATGGTTGGTCAAGCAAGGTGTGCCACAAGAAGTTGTGACCAGTGTGTTTGGCAAGATGGGTATTCCTTACACAGCACCTGCCGCTGAACCCACAGCACAAACCGCCGCACCAGCAGGCCAATCCGATACACAAACAGTTGCTCCAGCCAAGACGGGTGGTGCACAAAAAGAGATGCCGCAATATGGTATCAATCCGGCTACAGGTAAAATATGGACTTATGATGAATTGATCGCTCCAGATACCGGTCTAACACCTGCAGACATAGCACAGCCTGATGCCGCGAAACCTGATACAACCACTGCGGCGGCGCCTGCAACGGCTGCCAGCACATTCCCCGGCGAGGATCCAAATGGTCCAGGTTATGTTGGCCGTAGAGAAGTTGCTCGCAGACAGGCCGCACGTGCCACAACCGCAGGCAAGCCAACTACACCAAACTTTGCTCAACAAAATGCCGGCTACAAGAGTGTGAACTATGCACCTAATATCAAGACTGGTATTAATTTGCCCAAGCCAACTGCGCCTGTTACAACACCAGCGACGACAGCACCGGCAGACGCTGTTGGAACCTACAATAAAAGAACTGGAGCGGCAACATTAGGAGGTAAACCAATGATTGCTGCCAAAGATTTACCTCCAAATATTCAGAAACAACTTAGCGGAATAAAAGAAGCATTGACTCAGCCCGTGGCAGAACTGTTACAAATGGTCGAGACCAAAGAAGATGTGCAACGTATCAAACAGTTTGTTGATGAAACATTTGTCCGGTACGGTGCTGTGAACGAATCAGCATTTGTGTTGCGTAACCAAATACTTGAACACGTGACACAAGTCGGTGCTCAACGTCGTAGAGAACACAGCCAGCGAGTGGCCCACTAACTCAGCCTTAGGACCGAGTAGGCGGCTTCTGCCTGGACCAAAAGATTCGCTACCTGGCGGTCCAAAATGAGCATATTCAAGTTGACATCTCCTAAATAACTGTTATAATAGTGTTTTAGGAGATTTCTATGACAGCAAAAACATTCAACGGCGATCAAAAGATCAAACTCACTCAAATCATCAATGAAGGCATGCAGGTCATGCATGAAATCGACACGCTTCAAGGTGGATTGAATGATACTATCAAGGCCGTGGCAGAAGAACTAGAAGTGAAACCTGCTATTTTGAAGAAGGCTATCAAACTGGCACACAAGGCCGAGTTTGGTCGAGAAAAACAAGATCACGAAACATTAGAAACTATTTTAGAAACTGTGGGCAAAACACTCTAAATGTATTCGGTATTTCAACACTGGGATCCACTACGGGTATGCGTGATAGGTACGAGTTACCCGCCGGATTTTTATTCGTGGATCCAAGACGCAAACACACGCCATCGCTTTGAGCAACTGGCAGAAGAAACCGAACAAGATTATCAAGGCCTTATTGAACTATTACAAGGCCGGTTTGGAATCCGTGTACTGCGGCCTCAACTGCCCGAGGATCCCAGTGAATTGAAATGCCATGGTCGCTGGATTGCACCGCCGGTGGCACCTAGAGATTTTTTTGTAATGATCCACGATCAGTTGTGGATTCCCAAGATTCCCAATCGTGCTTATGCACAACGAGCATTTGCCAATCAACATGATGTGGACTTGGCTACATTTCAAGCACGTGATCTTGATCAGCATCGTGCCAAATTGGCATGCTATCGAAATATTTTTCAAGATGTTACCAACCAAGGCAATCAATTACGGTACACTGATCTTGATGTTGTGTCGGGTTGTTTTGTCAGTAGAATTGGGCAAGATTTATACTTTGCTACACAAAGTTACGACGAAGATCAAAGCCGGTTGTTGGCTCAGGTCAATCAACAGTTTCCCAACACACGCAACAGAATTGTGAACGCAGGTGGACATGGTGATTCTACCTACTGCCCTGTGACTCCGGGTTTGATTATAAGTCTGCGCGATGTTCCCACCTATGCTGACACATTTCCAGGTTGGGAAGTTGTGTATCTGCCACCATCCACCTATGCTGACACAGATGAATTTAGATCCAGTATGAGACTCAACCGTGGACGTTGGAACATACCTGGCTTTGAGACAGATCCCAATCTTGTTCACCTGGTAGATCATTATTTTGATTCATGGGTAGGCAATGCCAGTGAAACTGTTTTTGATGTCAACATTCTAGTGATAGATCAAAAGAACATTGTTGTGACTAGCCACAATGATCAAGTGGAGGAGGCCTGTGCTAGACACGGAATTGAGGTACATGTGGTGCCATTTAGACACAGATATTTTTGGGACGCAGGTGTTCACTGCATCACCAATGACTTGAGCCGCGATGGTAAAATTAACAATTACTTTGCAGGCACAGATAAGTAACAATGAGTCGCTCACATTACGAGCATGTAGTATGGCCTACCAGCCACAAACGGAGAACAATGAGTTATATTGACGCACTATTTGATCGTGAGCACGATCGCATTCACACAGTAGAACGCCGCAATGGCGAACGAGTGTACCGGGAATATCCAGCAAACTATATTTTCTATTATGATGATCCCCGCGGTAAATTCCAAAGTATCTATGGCACATCCGTATCAAGATTTTCTACACGCAATAACAAAGAGTTCCGCAAGGAAGTCCGCGTTCACAGCCATAAGCCGCTGTATGAAAGCGACATCAATCCAATCTTTAGATGCCTTGAAGAAAACTACAAAGACCAAGATGCGCCTGAACTTCACACAGCGTTTTTTGACATTGAGGTGGCGTTTGATAAAGATCGCGGCTTCTCACCTGTATCAGACCCTTTTAATCCCATTACTGCGATTTCAGTCTACCTAGACTGGTTGGATCAATTGGTCACACTTGCGGTTCCGCCCAAACACTTGAGTTGGGCTACTGCGCACGAATTGGTCAAAGACTTTGAAAACACAATCTTGTTTGCTGACGAAGCAGAAATGATCAAGACCTTCTTGGACTTGATCGACGATGCAGATGTGTTAAGCGGTTGGAACTCAGAAGGCTATGATATTCCCTATACTGTAAACAGATGTGTGCGAGTACTCAGCAAAGATGACACACGTAAATTCTGCTTGTGGGGTCAACTGCCCAAGAAGCGTATGTTTGAACGCTTTGGTGCTGAGAATGAAACCTATGACTTGATTGGTCGTGTGCATATGGACTATATGCAACTGTATCGCAAGTACACTTATGAAGAACGTCATAGTTATAGTTTAGATGCTATTTGTGAATACGAACTGGGTGAGCGCAAGACACAGTTCGAAGGCACCTTGGACAGTTTGTACAATCAGCACTTCAAAACATTTATCGAATACAACCGCCAAGACACATTGCTGATTGGTAAATTGGACAAGAAACTACGATTCTTGGATCTTGCCAACGAACTGGCACACGCCAACACAGTATTGCTCCAGACCACCATGGGTGCTGTGGCAGTGACCGAACAGGCCATTATCAACGAAGCACATGAGCGTGGCATGGTTGTGCCCAACCGCAAGCAACGACTCACAGACGAAGACACACAAGCCGCCGGCGCTTATGTAGCATATCCCAAGAAAGGTGTACATGAGTGGATTGGGTCCGTGGACATCAACAGTCTATATCCAAGTGCTATTCGTGCTATGAACATGGGTCCAGAGACTGTGGTAGGACAACTGCGTCAGACCATGACAGATAGACTGATCAAAGCCAACATGGCCAAAGGGCAAAGTTTTGCGGCAGCCTGGGAAGGAATTTTTGCCAGTCTAGAATATACTGCTGTAATGGCTCAAGAGCGTGGTACAGAGATTACCATTGATTGGGAAAACGGCGAAGAGAGTGTACACTCGGCCGCAGAGATCTGGACAATTATATTTGATTCAAACCAACCATGGATCTTGACTGCCAATGGCACTATTCTCTCATTTGAGAAGAAGGGCATTATCCCCGGCTTGCTAGAACGTTGGTATAGTGAACGTAAGGACTTGCAGGCTCGAAAGAAGGAAGCCAAAGATGCCAAAGAAATCGCATTCTGGGACAAACGACAACTGGTTAAAAAGATTAACCTCAACAGTTTATACGGGGCTATTCTTAACCCGGGCTGTAGGTTCTTTGACAAACGTATTGGACAGTCAACAACACTTACTGGTCGTTCGATTGCCCGGCACATGGACGCTTATCTTAATGAGCTCATCACAGGCGAATATGACCATGTGGGAAAAGCAGTTATATATGGTGACACAGACTCGTGTTATTTCAGTGCGTGGCCGGCCCTCAAGAAAGAAGTTGAAGAAGGACGCATGGCGTGGTCAAAAGAAACGTGTATTCAGTTGTATGACAGTCTTGCTGAGCAAATCAACAACAGTTTTCCTGGATTCATGGAACAGGCGTTTCATTGTCCCCGAGACATGGGTGCATTGATCAAGTGCGGTCGTGAAACTGTGGCAGACCGTGGCCTGTTCATTACCAAGAAGCGTTATGCCGTGAATGCCATTGACATTGAAGGCAAACGACTGGATGTGGATGGTAAGATTGGTAAAACGAAAGCCACAGGACTTGACTTAAAACGGTCAGATACCCCCAAAGTAATTCAAGACTTCCTGTTAGAAATTCTAAATAAACTACTTGCTGGTGCAGGTCGAGATGAGATTGTGGAACGTATCCGTGAATTCAAGTATGAGTTCAAAGAGCGTCCAGGTTGGGAGAAAGGCTCACCCAAGCGTGTGAATAACTTGACCAAGTATCTAGCAGAAGAAACACGCCTTGGCAAAGCAAACATGCCCGGGCATGTACGAGCCGCAATCAACTGGAACAACATGCGCAAGATGAACGGGGACAACTACTCAATGCAGATCGTGGACGGTATGAAAACTATTGTGTGTAAACTCAAGTCAAATGCATTGGGATGGACATCAATTGGCTATCCTACAGACGAACAACGTTTACCTACTTGGTTTACTACATTGCCATTTGATGATGGAGAGATGGAAGCCACAGTTGTAGATGGTAAGGTTGATAATTTATTGGGTGTGTTAGATTGGGAACTAGCATCAGCAACTAACACAGAAAATACATTTACTAGTTTATTTGACTTTGAATGAAACTCAGCAAGATTGTTGAATATTTAAACTTACTTGATTCACTTGAAATATCAAGTGAATGCGCTATTGCCACAGGTAAGTTAAGTCATATAACATACGTTGTTACAGAACATGCTGAACCACATCAAACTACCAGCGACAGTATTATAAAAACATTCAACGAAATATCTAGTAATATTGCAAAATTTTCCGCACAAATTGAATCATTAAAACAAGATTTAAAATCTGAAATTGTTCAACACGAATCGGAATACTTGGATAATAGTTTACATGTGTATCGAGAAGAAATGATTTACGATAACGCAGAGTTTATTCTAAATAGACGTATGAGAATTGACGACGAAGATGATTTAGTATTGCGAACACGGCTTAAAAATTTAACTGACTGGCGATTACCCGGAATGATTATACGCCCTGGAGTAGAAACCTACATCGAAGACATGGTACCATTAGATCCTTTATACGTAGTGGATCATGATCCGGAATTGATGCGTCCTGCTATCAACAAATTCACACCAGAATATCAACGTAGACTACGTGAGTATGTGATCAACGATTGGGCAGATGGTCCCATACTAGAAAAACTACCCAACAATCAGTTTGGTACAATATTTGCCTATCATTACTTTAATCACAAACCTATGCCGATTGTTTGTAAGTTCTTGACGGAGTTTTATCAAAAACTACGACCCGGCGGTAGTGTGCTTATGACCTATAACAACTGTGATCGAGCACACGGAGTATCTCGTGCTGAACATGTATGGATGTTATACACACCAAAGAGACTGATTGAAAGGCACGCTATTGAATTAGGATTTGAATTGATCAATGCTTACGATGGCAAGGGAGATGTAAGTTGGATAGAGTTTCGCAAACCTGGAGATATTGTTAGCCTGCGAGGTGGACAGACTTTATCCAAAGTACTTGCAAAAACTGAATGAAACCTGTATACTTTAAACTTAGGAGAAACTTATGAGAGATTACTTGTTAGACTTGGTAGAACACACTTACGACCTTGGTTGTATTGATTTGGTTAAGATTGTTGGAGATACCAGCAAGACCGAAATTGTTGGCTTGGCAGAAGATTTGAGCGTGGTCATTCGCGGCAACTTCCACAATCCTGTGGCAGACTTTGTGGGCACATTTGGTATGCCTAACTTGGGCAAACTAAAGACCTTGCTTAACTTGCAAGAGTACAAGGAAGATGCCAAACTCACTATTACCAAACGTGCTGACGGTGAACCAGATGGCATCACATTTGAAAACAAAATTGGCGACTTCAAGAACAACTATCGTTTCATGGCTTCGGGCATTGTGAACGAAAAGTTGAAGACTGCCAAGATTCGTCCTGTGACATGGCACATTGAGTTTGAGCCAACCAATGCGGCTATTCAACGAATGAAGTGGCAGATGAGTGCCAATGCAGAAGAAGCCAACTTCCAGGCCAAAACAGAGAACGGTGATCTTAAATTCTTCTTTGGTGATCACTCCACACACTCAGGTAACTTTGTGTTCCACCCAAGCGTTAGCGGTCAGTTGAAACGTGCATGGGCTTGGCCAGCCAAACAGTTTGTGAGCATCATGGACTTGACTGGCGACAAGAAAGTACGTATCAGCGATGATGGTGCCGCAGAGATTACAGTTGATTCTGGATTGGCAGTATATCAATATCTATTACCAGCACAAAGCAAATAATGACCGACTCTGTTGTTCAAGACAACTTAACCGCCAAGCAGAATGACTATGCTGTGTTCCTTCCGGCCATCAGCGGGTTCTATGCCACATTTATAGGCAAGCAAAGGAATGAACCATATGTGGATCCGGCTCGACTTCCTCAGGGCATCACGGACATGGAGCAACTTAACTGGCTCAACAGCACCAAGGCCCTTTTCCCGTACAAGTGGAGTCTATACTCTGGAGGACATGCAAATCTTGACCTTGCTAAACAAGACTGGTCAGAAGACATGGTGCGGTCCCGAGAGCCTGGAACGTTTATACTGGGAGACTCTGGAGGGTTCCAGATTGCCAAGGGTCTTTGGGAAGGC